GATTAAATGAAATTATGATTGACATTCTCAAATGCTTCCATAAATCTTCTCATGCAAGTGGAAATCAAAGCGCAGGAGGACGAGAATTTCAAATTCATTACAACGGACGAAACGGATGATCTTAAAGATGATTCCAATGTCAGTTCTGTAAACAATGACGATGATGTATTGGTTGGAAGAACTTGGAATAAATGGTATGGTGAATACATGACACCCGAAGAATTGGAAGAAAAGCAAAAACAACAAGAGATACGGGATGAAGAGCTTAAACAAAAATCAATTGAAAGATTGAAAGCAGAAAAAATCGCAGAACCCCCCGTTCAACCGGAACCTCCCAAACGCATGGAAGCAACGCTGAACAATAAATCAGGACACGAATGGTTTAATGGAACATCTTGGGGATTGAAATGATAACAAATATTAAAATTCTAAATGGGTTTGCCACGGAGCTTCCCAATTTTCACAAGGGAATTGAATTCCAATTCTCGGAAGGGCTTAATATATTTTCGGGTTCCAATGGTTGTGGAAAAACATCCATTTTAAAAATGATTAAAGCCTATTGTGGCATTCCGAATGGGTATGCGGGATGGTCTAGGATTTCTTCGGAACTTGCTCTGGGAGCGCAACAGAGAAGTCATTTTCCCTATGTATATCGTGCATATTCTCCCGGTCAATCCGATTGTATTGTGGGGTGGGATGGAACTCCCACCTTCTATAATGAGGGAGATGTGAAGATTGATCAATGGGGATGGTTCACTCACAAAGATATTTCATCAGAAGATGGTATGACCACGGAAGCGGAACACATGGATGCGATGATTGAGAAACCATCATCGGGTCAATATCGCTTGAAAAAGCTCAACAAGCTATTCAACATGCTCAAGAGTCCTCCTGATCTCACCAAGTATGTTTCTTCTCATCCCGCACAAATTGGGGAGTCTGATTATATCCGTTCTCTACCACGCACGGGAAGAGTGACATTGCTTCTAGATGAACCTGAGAGGGCGTTATCTCTCCCAAAGCAGATGGAACTCTTTGCTCTTCTGAAAAAGATGTCCAAGGAATACCAGATCATTGTGGCAACCCATTCTCCCTTTGTTTGCCTCATGGATTTGGATGCTAAAATCTATGATATTGAGACGGGATATAGTGATGAATGCAAGAATATCATTGAAAATTTGGTAAATAATAATAAATAATAATATGAGCGGGTTTTTTAAAGAAAAATACGGGGGTTCTGCTGGTGCGATTTTAGATGCTTGGGGTCAGGATCGAATCAATGCGGAGATTGGAAGCATCTATGAACAACATGTCTTTGGTGCCAAGAGTATTAACATGGACGAACTTTTAAATGAATTTCATGGGCAAAAAACGGGCGGTGCTGTGAGGTATTCGGCTGATATGAAGACTGCTCCCAAGGGGGGCTTACTGGAAGGATAAAATTATGAGTGTGAGAGTATTTAACGATATAATGGAAGCATATACGGCGGCTCAAATTGAAAAATTCGATGAAAAGCATCAATGGAAAATGGAACATGTTGTGGATGAAAAGACCAAACGTTTTAAAGAATCCACCGATGCACACATTAATAATTTTCACTGGATGAGTAAGGATTTTGATAATCAAACGGACACCAATATGGGATACAATATTGATGAATTGCGTAATGAATCTTATAAAACATTTAAGAGATTAAATTGGTAATAATATTATGAAAAATAAAACATATGAGAGTGAACATCTTCGTCCAATGACGGATGAGGAAAAAGAAGAAGCCACTAAAATTGCTGGACATCTGGCAACACATTATCTAAACGCTGTATGGGATATGTCTAAAGGAAGACGAGGACTTACATCCGAAGATGTGCCAAACATTCAAGAGAAATATAAACAAGTGGAACAGCAAGTCGTGAAGGAATATGAGAAATCTCTGAATGAAAAGGTTCTTAAATTTTTCATGTTGAAGCGTAAGAAGAAAAATGAAAAGATTTCCATTGATGATGTTGTAAGCATTATCAAATATAAGTTAGTATCCAAACCAAAGAGGAAATTGGCTTGTTTCATGTGGGATAAAGAATATAATATTTATCCTTTGGTTAGACGATAAACTATACCTTGAGAATTTGAGTAATATGTTTTAATATTTGGGAACGCACAATATCCGTGATATCAAATTCCGTGCAATGGATATCATTTTTCCTTGAGAATTCGGTGTTAAATGCATCAAACACTTGACGGAACCCAGAATCTTTGATATCCGTTTGATTAGTATCACCTAAAATAAAATATTTGGAATGTCTTCCAAATCTGGTGAGAATGGTTGTCAATTCTCCTCTTGTGGTATTTTGTCCTTCATCAACAATCACCGCACAACGATGGAATGTTAATCCACGCACAAAATTTACGGGAATTGCTTTAACATATTCCTGTTCCAATAGATGAGCGATATCTGCTTTGTTGAGAATTTCATTCAGCTTATCCATCATGGGCATCATATAGGGCATGAATTTTTCGTTTTCATCACCTTTCAAATAACCGATGGATCGTGAAGAACTCTCAACCACTGAACGGATATAGATGATCTTATCAACATGTCCAGCTTTCAGTAATTCCAGTGCTGAAAACACCGCAAGATGCGTCTTTGCACTACCCGCTGGTCCGTCCACGAACACCATATTGGTTTTGGAATTTTGACTCAAGAAATAAAATTTCTGTTGATTGTCTGTCATGGGGAAGTTATTTTTTAGAACCAGATTCGAACAATCGAACTGCTTTTTGATGTGTTCAGAAAAATCTTCCGTGACATCCCGTTCCTTCCTCTTGCGAGGTGCTTTTTTAGTAGCCATGTATTATTACTTAACCAAAATCGCTTGCAATTTGATAATCTCCTGTTAAGTTAATATCATTATGAGAATAAGTTTTAGCGGAACGGCAAATGTTGGGAAGACTACATTAGTGAAAGCGTTTTTACAACGTTGGTCAATGTTTTCTACACCAGTGAAAACATACAGAGATATTATCAAAGATAGTGGGTTACAACATTCATCTTCCACGACAGCAGAGACTCAACTACTCATTTTGGATTTCATGACTGCGACTTTGGAAGAAAATAAAGATGAAAAATACGTGGTGTATGATCGCTGTCCCCTAGATAATCTTGCGTATTCTCTTCATGCTGCTGAAAAAGATTTAATTTCCGAAGAAGTTCTTGGTATCACCGTGGATATCGTTCGCCGCTCCCTGAAAAATTTGGACATTATCTTCTGGTTGAAATACGACCCCGCTATCAAGATTGTTGATGATGGGACACGTGACACCAACCTCAATTACATTCGGGAGATTGATGACATCTTCGCAGGACTTTATGAACAATATTCCGATCATTTGGGTAACACACCATTCTTCATTGCGGAGGATTGTCCAGCCATTATCCCCGTTGACATGACAAATTTAGATGATAGGATTGCGTGGATTGGGGAGTTCATTGACCAGAAAGGTAATCTGATTGAGACAGGAGAAAGCGTTCTTGATCCCAAGAATTTGGAAATGATGGAACAAATGCTGAAAGATCAAGGACTCTGGATTGAGAAGGACACACAATACAAGAATTTAACGGATCAAATTAAGAATTTTAAGATATGAGTGAGAAGATCGGCTGTGCAATAATCACTTGCAATCGTCCTGTGATGTTTAAAAAATGTCTGGATTCCATAATGAATAATCCAGATTTGGATGAAATTGTGATCGTTAATGACGGGCTTGGACACACATATCATCAATCCCAAAAATATCCTTTGATTCAACACATCCCTGAAAAGCAAGGTGTCGCCAAATCAAAAAACGATGCTCTTCTATATCTTATGGATATGGGTTGTGACCACATATTCCTTATTGAAGACGATATGCTCATCAAAGACTCAAATGTTTTTCAATCATATATCAATGCTTCTAAAAAAAGCGGTATTCAACATTTTAATTTTTCGCAACATGGTTTTGCTAATAAAATTAGAAATAATGTAGGAGAGATTATTTCTAATCCTAAAATAACGGTGAGATACGACAATATCGGAATCTCGTTTTATCAACATTGTGTGGGGTCATTTTCATATTATTCTAGAAAATGTTTGGAAGAGGTTGGGCTAATGGATGAACGATATTACAATGCTTGTGAACATGTTGATCACACGTATG